CAAGCGGAGCTTGGCTATCTCGAGCAAGAGAATGAGCCCCGTATCCGCGTCATGCGCCGCAACCTAGCTCTCTATAAGGGCGTCCAGTATCAGGAACTTGAAAGCCGTATTGACGCCCGTGATCGTGGCAATGACCGCGCACAGGTGGTCCGCAAGATCGTCTGTAACCATCTCTATGACCTGGCTAAGAACCGCGCATCCCGGCTGATTAAGTTCAAGCCTGCCGTGGCTATCCTGCCGACTAACGATGAGCTGTCTGACAAGGTGGCGGCCAAGGTCACTAAGCAGCTTCTTGACCATATCTGGTACACGCAGGACTTTGAAGGCAAGATCCAGAACCAGCTTGTGACTAATGCTCTGGTCATGGGCGAGAGTTACCTGTTCATCGACTGGTGCGAAGAGAAGGGCGACCTTAGCCCGGCTTACGTTGAGGCATCCAAGAAGTATAAGAATGGCAAGGTGCCGCTCTTAGATGAGAACGGCCAAGTAACTAAGGACTCGCATGGCAACGAAATCTACGTTGACCGCCCTGTGCGTGTCGGTGACGTGGACTACAAGGTCCAGCTTGCGTCAGAAGTCCTGCTTCAGAAGAAGCAGAAGTTCAAGGACGTAGACTACTGCTACCAGCGTGAAGTGGTCCATGTTCAGGAGCTTCGCCTGCGTTATCCTGAGAAGGCTTCCAAGATTAAGGATCTGGATGGCGCTCAGGTTTACGACTACGAAAAGATGGAGCTGCGCCCTGCCCGTAATGAGCAGGTGGTCTATACCTTCTGGCATCGCCGGAGCCCAGTCATGGATAAGGGCCGCAAGATCGTGTTTATCAAGGACGCGATCCTCGAGAACACTGAGATGCCGTTCTCGCATGACCAGCTTCCGCTGCTGCGTTTCACTGACATTGACTACCCTGGCGAGCTTTACGGAGTTTCCTTCTTTGAGAACATTAAGCCTCTGACCGGGACTTACAACAACATCACCAATATGCTGGTGCGCAATATCGTAATGGCTTCCCATCCTAAGTGGATGGTGCCTGCTGGATCTGTTGCGCTAGACCGCCTTGGGAACGATATGACCATCGTGCAGTACAAGGGGCCGACGCCTCCTGTGCTGGCTACGGCTCCTACCGTTCCTGCTGACGTGTTTGGCTTCCGAGAAAAGCTCAAGGAAGAGTTCCAGCAAATCTCAGGAGTGTTCGGCGTATCTAGGGGAGAGCCGCCTCCTGGGATCAAGGCAGGCGTTGCCCTCCAGTTCCTCGCAGAGCAGGAGTCTGAGCGTTATAACGAGCTTGTCTTAAAGTACAATGACCTGATTGTGGGTATCGCTCAGATGACGCTTGCAGTCTGCGGCGACTATTACGATGAGTCAGACGAGCGCATGATCCGCGTCATCGGCAAGAATAACGAGTGGATGACCAAGTTCTTTGACGTGGCGTATCTCGAGAAGGATTACGACGTTCGTGTGCAGAACAGTTCGGCGCTTCCTCGGTCTGTAGCGGCCAGGACGCAGACGCTTCTTGACCTGAATGAACGCTTTCCTAATCAGTTTACGGGCGAGCAGGTGATTGACCTGCTGGATCTGGCGCAGAGCGAGAAGTTCGTGGACGCAGCCACGGTCGCAGTGCGCGCTGCCCAGGCTGAGAATGAGGAACTGCTCAAGGTCGGCCAGGACGCTGTGCCTGAAGAGCTTCTATCTCCAAGGGAGTATGAGAACCATATTCTGCACTGGCGTGAGCATACCCGAGCCGTTCAGGAGTATAGCTTCAAGTTCCAGACGCCTCCTGAGGCTCAAGACAGGCTCATTAACCATATTCGGGCTACCGAGATGCTGATGATTGACCAAGCAGCTAAGAATCCGTTGTTTGAGCAGGAAGTCAGTAAGCTCGCCATGTTCCCGATGTTCTTCAACGCGCAGCCGCCGGCACCGGCGCCAATGCCTGCTGAGGCCGCACCCATTGCAGGTGAGCTTGCGGCACCGGCTCCGTTTGCCGCCGTGCCAGGCCAGCCAGTGAATCCAGTATTGGGCAGTGAGCCTCAGGCTCTCGCTCAAGAACCAATGCCACCAGTGGAAGCACAGCTTGCCCCTGGCGGCGCAATCGAACCCACAGGAGGGGTATAGTCCATGTCCGAATCAACAGCACCGCAGACGGCGCTTAACGTCGAAACTGCGTCGGTCCAAGAACCTATCGAAGTAGTCGGTGGCAGTACCCCGGTTAGCTTCGACGAAATGGAAGCGGTAACTAACTGGAAGTCTCGGATCACCAAGAACGAGCCGGAAGTTAAGACCGCCAATCGCCGCAAGGAAGAAGGCGATGACCTGGATGAGGTTCTGGGCGCCAAGGCTGAAAAGACTGAGAAGGCCGATAAGCCCGAGAAGAAAGAGGCTAAGGCTGAGAAGTCTGACAAGGAAGAAAAGGCCGCTAAGAACACTCAGGCAGAGCCTCAGAAGGCCCTCAAGTTCAAGGTAGGCGATAAGGAAGTTGAGCTTGCTGCAAGCGCCGTAGTTCCCGTTAAGGTCAACGGCAAGGTGACTGACGTGCCGATTCAGGAAGTCATTAATCGCTACAGCCAGCAGAAGCATCTGGACGACATTTACCGCACCTATAAGACTGAAAAGGCTCAGTTCGACACTGAGCGTCAGAAGATTTCAGACGTGATTAGCAAGTCATACGAAATGCTTTCACAGAAGAAAGACCTCAGGGGATTCGTTGAGTACATGAGCGAAGCCCTGGGGGTGGATGGTCAGAAGCTCTATGCGGATGCCGTTGAACAAATTAGACAGGCATTTGAGGAAGAGTCTACACTGACTCCAGAGGAACGCAGACTTAAACAGCTCGAGTCAGAGAATCAGTTCTACCGGCAGAGGGTAGAGTCGGAGCGGACCGCCAAGACGGAAGCCGCAAAGACCAAGGCTCTCGAAACCCAAGTGGATCAGATTATCCAGACTCATGGCATGGATAAGGCTACGTTTGTGAAGGCTTACGATGAGCTGGTGCAGACCGGGATTGAAGCCGCAAAAGTGACTCCTGAGATGGTCGGCAAGTATTACGCGAATACCAAGATCATCTCTAAGATTGAGTCACGTTTGTCGGACATTAACCCCGATGCTGCAACTGAGCAAAACATCGAAAAGCTCGCAACTCTTGCGATTCAAACCGGCGCATCTGAGCAGGATATCGAAGAGGTAATCCAGCAGCTTTATGCCAACGAGGCAGAAAAGAAGCTGGCAAAGAAGATCAACAAAACACTGAAGGCAAAGGCATCAGAAGGACCGAAGAGAGCGGGAAGCGATCCTCTGTTTTTTGATGACCTGGCTTTCTAATTCAAAGGAACTAACAAATGGCACAGTTTTCTCTCACTACTGCCAGCAACCTCTTCAAGATTAAGTACGGTAAGCTGGCTGAAAATACCTATAACTCCGCAAACGTTCTGCTTGGCCGCGTCAAGAAGGACTTCGATTTCGTCGGTAAGCGCATGGATATCGCTGTCCCGACTTCGTTCGCAGGCGGCGTGGGCTCCGGCTCGCTCCCGACTGCTAACTATGCAGCCATTCAGGATGCAGTGATTGAAGCCAAGAAAATGTATGCTGTCGGCCAGGTTGACCGTGAGTCCATCAAGGCCGCCTCCAGCAATGAAGGCGCTTTCATCGAACTCACCAAGTTCTCGACGCAGAAGGCCGTTGAGTCCTGGATGCGCAACATGAGCCGTGCTCTCTTCAACGACGGTTCCGGAAAGCTCGGCCAGTTCTCTGGCTCTGCTTCTGGAACCGCCTCGGCTCCGGTCATCACCGTGACCGCTGCCTCCTGGAAGGAAGCTAACTGGGAAGAAAAGGATTATATCAACGTCAACTCCCTTAGCTCGGTCTGGGAAGTTGTCTCGGTTGATCCTTCCACCAAGGCTATCAGCCTCTCCCGCATCTCTGGATCGGATGACCTGACCGCTATCGGCGCAGGCACTCACTCGGTCTATATGCAGAACTCCAAGGACAACGATCCTCAGGGTCTCAAGGGTGTTCTCGATGCAACCGGCGGCACGCTCTATGGCGTGTCCGTTGGCCGTCGTTGGCAGGCTGCTGCTCAGATTGCAGCAGGCGGCGCTGGTATCACTCCCGATGCTCTTAACCAGGGCATGATGGAGATTCAGCGGAAGTCTGGTAAGGTGCCTAACCTCATCATCACCAGCTTCACGCAGTACCGCAAGCTCCTGAACCTGCTCGAAGATCAGAAGCAGTACCTGCTCGATCCTCGCGCTACGGACCTCATGGGCAAGATCAGCTTTAAGGGTCTTGAGTTCATGTCGGCAGCAGGCCCCGTCGGTATCTTCCCAGAGCGTTTCTGCGAAGATGACCGCGTGTACCTCCTGAACGATAACTTCATCACGATCAAGCATCGCCCTGATTTTGGCTTCTTCGATGATGACGGCAGTGTTTTTCTTCGTGATTCTGGTAGTGACAGCTATAGTTTTCGCTATGGCGGCTACCTCCAGAGCTACATCGTGCCTTCGTTCCACGGTGTGATCTCGGGACTCGCAGTCTAATCCGGTTGGGGGTGGGAGCAATCTCACCCCCGCCTATAACTCCACGGAGGGTTATCCATGCTTCGCGAAATTAAAGGTACTCAGAGACTCCCGCGCCTTCTGGCTCTCAAGATTGACGGCGTTACGCCTGCAATCTCCATCGGCCAGTTTGACGCAACGCTTGTGAAGAACGCTA